CTCGGCGTCTTAAAAACGGAGCTAAATTAAAGCTCCAAAGTGTAGATTGATGTCTTCGAGAACCCGCGAGCGCCCCGAATAATATTCGGATCGGTCGGCGAGTCGGCCCCGCTCCTAACGTACACACTGTACGCAGGAAGGAGACGATCCCCTTTCGGATAGGATTCCGGCTTTAAACGCCGCAGCCCATCCTTAAAGGTCTCAAAGATTATCCCTCCCCAACCATCGCGACGAATCTTCCGATTCGTACGAGGAACGAAATCGCCGAGTAGATGACCATCTCCGTATCCGTCCGGGCCGAACAACTGAACCCGGACGGGGATATAGTCATCTCTCAGCCTTTTCGCTCGGGCGAAGTCATAATTCCTATAAAGGAAATTATGATAGCTAAAGAGGGAATGCCCGCTCCACCTTGTCCTAAGGTAGAATGGGCGAACATCAATTCCAAAGTAGTAGTCTTTACCGCATGACTCCCTAAACGGACCTGAAGAAAGGACTTCTCTCGATTAACAGAGAAGCCGCAATGCTCCAAAAGTTCGCATAACAGGGAATAGCATTCGGTGTCTACGACGATATCATCGCCGTATACAGTAAGACTCCAGGGGTCTCTTCCGAGATGGTCATAAACACTTCTGGCTAGAGCCCAAAATATTAGGCTCTCTAGCTCGAAGGTAAAACCATTCCCCATGGAACTGAATTTCTCTAGGCGTATTATCTCGCCTTCGAGAAGGACTTCACGAGTAGTCAACTCGTAGAGCCTATCAGCCCATAGAGGAGGAAGTAACTGAAAGACAAGCTCTTTAGCAAGAGTGTCAGAAGCCGAACTAAGATCGAGGGTTGCGTACCGGTTAGAAATACTACCGGCACGAGCCATCTTCTGGTTCAGCGACTGATCTTTCAGGTAGACTCCAACACGCTCAAGACAGTCTCGGATGTGGCGGCCATAACCCCGTTGTACAACGGAGTTAAGAAGTGGCTCAACACAAATACTCCGATCCGTCTTTGCGTTCTTTGGAACGAACGAAACTTTCCCGGGTGTGATGGCAATTTCTAAATCGTAAGTAGAGATAATCTCTTCATCCGACTCGGGACTCACCGCCTTAATGGCGTGAGTGGCCACCCAAAGCTCGACGTTCTTTAGAATGTCAGGCGCAACGGGAAGTAAGTTCGAACTACATGCAATTCCAGCGTCCAATTTCACCCTAGGGCATGCGACACTGGCATTTACGGTCGTGTTGCTACCAGGTCCGAAAGAATATTCGATTTCACTAAATTCGGGGGGAACCCCGGTTCGGCCAAGCGCCCTTAAAACCAGTCTTTGTGCTCTGTAAAACAGGGCATCAATATGACTAGGTCCGGGCGCTTGCAGCCGAAAATTCGTGAGTCGACACTGTTCCTCGGCATCGAGAAAAATCTGCTTTGCTACGGCAGCCCTATCGATATCAATCGGTAGGGAGTCATTCTTCTGATAGAAAGCTAATGCCTGACGTATCGATATAATTTCTTCGATAGTGTCAGAATCATAGCAAACCTTGAAGGAGAGAAGAGCTTTATAGTCGCGATTCCGAATTAATTCTCGGACAGCGCAGGCTTGGGCTCCATGACTATTTTCAAGAGTCTGGGTAGCTAAGTGATGGATCATCT